TTCCTCACGTGGCTCGGCGATCGCGTCCAGCGCGACGTCCTCGAGCCCACCGACCGAGAGATCATCCGGAACGGCGAGCACTGGACGGCCGACCTCTTGCGGCCGACGTACGTTCAGGCGTGGCAGCAGGGACGCTCCCGGCTGCGAACGGCGGGGGTCAGTGTCGGGCCCGCGGAGGACGTCGACGACATCTTCCAGCTGCCCGTCGCCGAGCGTGACCTGCGTCGCATCTACACGCGGACCTACGAGAACCTGCAGTCGGTCACGGCCGATACCGCCGAGCCAGTCCGTGAGACACTCACCGAAGGGCTTGAGAAGGGCTGGAACCCGGAGAAGACGGCTCGCGAGCTCGACGAGACGGTCGAGTCGCTGCAACGAACGCGAGCAGAGACACTCGCCCGAACGGAGACAGTCTCAGCCTACACCGAGGGCACGATCTCGCGCTACAAGCGGGCTGGCGTCGACACAGTCCAGCATAGTGAATGGCTCGACGCTGATGACAGCCGCGTTTGCCCACTCTGCAGCACCCTCGACGGCCGCGAGATACCCCTTGCGACGATCGATTCGGCGACGTTCTCGTTCTCGCCGGACGACGACGAGCCTGACTCGCTGGCGGGGACGTACGGGCTGAAGCCCCCGATCCACCCAGGGTGCAGGTGTACACTGACCGCTGTCGTCGACTGACGTCGACGCCGATGACGCCCGCTGGGGCCGAGGTCCAGACCCAGCACAGGACACGCAGTTTTCACCACATCACGATGCTATGAGTCACGCACAAATCGAGAGCCGTATCGCCGGCCTCGCCGACCCAGATCCACCGGATCCCGACGACGAGTCGGTCCATCGGATCTCGGGTATCGCAATCGGCGCGGGCGACGTCACCAACGGTCTACACGGCAAGAAGTACTGGGGCGCTGACGAGCTGCAGGAAGCGGCCGCTTCGCTCATCGGGACGCCCGTGAAGGCGCTCCACTCCGAGCAGGAGGTTGGCGAGATCGTCGACGCCGGATACCTTCCGGATCGTGGTCTCGTCTACGAGGCCGACCTCACTGACGCGGAGCTCGCGAAGGGCGTCGACAGTGGCCGGCTCACCGTATCGATCGAAGCCAGCCACCACAACGGCGGCAGCGTCGAGACGCCCCGTGGAAAGGCGATGGCCGCAACGGGGATCAGCTTCACCGGGATGGCGATCGTCCAACGCGGAGCGGCCCCATCGGCTACGGCCGAGTCCGGTGAGGCAGCCGCGCTCTCGCCCGCCGAGATCCATGACGCCCTCGCCGGCGACGACGTCGACGACACCGATGACGCCGGTGACGGAGCTGATCGAACCGAGGCTGCACTCGCGGACATCGCCGAGGTCGACATCGGGGATGTCATCGCATGGCGGACTGGCAACGGCACGCTCGCCTACGGGAAGGTCCGCGGCTCGATCGAGTCGGGGTCGTACGACGGCGTCCTCGATGTCGACCGGCGCGTGACAGCGCCGGCTATCCTCGCCGTCCGGTACCGTCCCGGACAGGGCAACACTTGGGAATCGGACGAGACACAGATCGCCCGCAACCCGGGCTCGGTAACCGTTCTCGAGAACTTCCCCGCAGCGCCGGCCCAAGAGCCGACACAAGACGCCTCGGCCAGGGCGTACGCTGCCGATGCTGTCGATGCCGTCGACGCCGATGGCGACGAGCTCGACGAGGGCGACGAGGTTCCGTCAGTGTGTCGAGAGTGTGGCGAGCGCGAACGGACGTTCAACACGATGCGGTGTCCGACGTGCCACTCCGACATGACCGACGAGGACCACCCGCCGCTCGCCACAGCGCCAGACGAGGAGATCGAGGCGTGGCGCGAGCAACAGGCTGCCGCCGCGGCCATCCCGTACGAGCCCACCAACGTCTCTGTCGAGGAAGTCACGGCCGACGACGGGCCGGGCTTCACCGACGACGAGTGGGACGGCGACGACGTCATCGCGTCGCTGCCGAACCCGTCGGACTCAGAGTCGGACTCCGAGGAGGCCACCGACGTCCTCGACCGGACGATGGCCGTCGTTCCTGCCGATGACGATGCCCGGGACGCGAAGTCCAACTGGAAGGCACCGTTCCGCGACGGCGTCGACGCACCGGTGAACACGCGGGCGCTCGTCGCGATCGACGGTGCGCTCTCGGGCGCTCGGGGTGGCTTCGACGGCCTCTCCGAGGAGACCGAGTCGACGCTGTCTGAGTGGACGGAGTCGATGCTCGAGGCAGCGCCGGACGATCTCTACGGCGCGAACGACGCCGAGACGGAGCAGTCGGAGACGGCTGCAAACGCTTCCCCAGCGGCCGATGACGGCACCGGGCCCGAGGACACTGGGAGCACTGACGCGGATGCTGATGGCGATTCCACTTCTGATCGCGATGCAGCAGCTGCATCGCGGGAGACAGACATGGGAGACGACGACAACACCAACCCGGACGTGACCGAGCTGAAGGCTCGGCTGTCCGAAAAGACCGATCGCATCGACGACCTGGAGGCCGAGCTGTCGGAGCTCCGGGATGAGAACGAGACGCTCGAAGCACGCGCCGAGGCCGTCGACGAGGCGGAGGGCGCGTTCGCGGCGGCACTCGCCGAGCACGTCCCGCGCGACGCGGAAGCGCTGCAGGCGGACCTGTCGCTCAGCCAGATGCGCGACTGGCTCGACGACATCGACGAGGCGAGCGTTGAGGACGCCGCGGCCGCCGAGGCCGACGTCCGATCGGGCGCTGGCTCCGAGTCGGCAGCGCTCTCCGAGTCCGAGCGCGAGCGCAAGCAGGAGCTCGAAGCGAAGCTCTCCGGACTCGAGGACAAGGAGGGCATGCTCGCCGAGAAGGAGCGCGAGCGCGTCGAGGCTGAACTCGCCGACCTGACCGGAGGTGCCGCATGAGTCTTCAGCCTGGGCAGAGCCACAAGGGCCACGCCCAGCACACCGAGACGCGGACCGCAGGCGAGGCGCTGTCGTCCGGTGACGCCGTCGCACTCAACGCGAACGACGAGGTCGTCGCCGCTGACGACACGAACGACACGACCGTCTACGGTGTCGTCGGGCACTATCCCGACGGGATCGAGGCGGGCGACGACGTGCTCGTCACCTACTCCGGCCCGGTCGTCGCGAACGTCGCCGCCGGCGTCGGTGGCGGCGTCGTACTCGGCGCGTCAGCCACAGAAGGCCAGCTCGCCGCCGGCACGTCGGCGAAGGGGATCATGACGATGTACGCGGAGGGAACTGCCCCGAGCGGTATCCCAGACATTCCCGACGGGTACGCGCACGTCGACGTGTAGAACGGTTCACACACCACTACTAGCAGATCATACGAGGACCTTTAGATGCCACTTCCTGACATCACGCAGATCGTCGATCCGCAGACCGTCCGCGAGGCGGCCGCGGATCGCATCGAAGCACAGACCGTCGTCCGTGAGTTCTACCAGGAGCCGCCGGGTGGAATCCCGGACGGCGCGGGCGAATCCTACCAGATCCCGGTGCCCGCCGAGGAGCTCGGCGAGCCCGAGGAAGTCGAACCCGGCGCGGACACGACCTACGACCGCGAAGAGTACGGCCGCCCCGAGGTCGTCCGGCAGATCTTCAAGAAGGGGTCGAAGATTCCTGAGGAGGACATCAACGACAACATCTTCGACCTCCTGCAGGACCACCTGGACGGCCACGCGAAGAACATGGCCAAGCGGCTGGACCGCGCTGCGTTCGCGCCGCTCAACGCCGCCGCGCCGACGGCGAACGCCGTGGGTGACGACGATGGCACGCTGTCGTTCACCGACATCAACGCCGGCGTCACCGAACTCGCCGAGCGCGGTGAGGACGGCTTCACCGCGAACATGGCGCTCGTCGGGCCCAGCGGCAAGGAGTCGCTCATCAACTACCTCGCCGAGCGCGGGACCGACCTCGGTGACGAGGCGGTCCAGAACGGCGAGCTCGGCGAGTTCGCGGGCATCCGGTTCATGTTCACGAACAACGTCACGGTCGGCGCGAACGAGGCGATCGTCGTCGACACCGACGAGTTCGGCTACGAGGGCGAGTGGCAGCCCGTGGACACGGACCAGACCACCGACTTCGACGCCGACGCCATCAAGATGAAGATCAAGGCGGCGTACGGCTGGACCCCGAAGTTCGAGGATGCTTGCGTGAGGGTCCAGGGCTGATCAGCCATGGCTGACGACACGCGACAGCTCCACGTCGCTGACACCGAGCGAACCGACCCGGACTTCTCTGGGACGCTCGCAATTGGGGCACACCCCGACGGCGAGCTCACGTTCGAGGATGGCGTCGCGATGGCGTCCGCCGAGGTCGCCGAGACGATCGTCGACCGGCATCCGAATATCGAGCTCGGTGAGGCTGTGGTCACAGCCGACGTCGACGAGGGCGACGAGGACGAAGACGAGCCCACACCGGAGGCAGAGGACGAATCGGGGCCGCCGTTCGACCCAAGCGACGAGTCCGTCGACGACCTCCGTGACAAGCTCGACGCCGGCGACTACGACGTCGACGAGCTCGAAGCGCTCCGCGCGGCGGAGACGACTGGCGACAACCGCACGACCGCCCTCGAAGCGATCGACGACGCACTCGACGCCGCGGAGGCGTGACTGAGACATGGCCTACGACGCCGAATCGGACCTCAAGTACATCGAGAACCTCGGCGACATCCCGCTGACGGGCCCTGACCTGTGGGCGGATGACACCGAGGCGAAGCTTGAGGCCGCCGAGACGGCCGAGGCAAAGCTCGAAGCCGACGTCAACGACGGCCAGCCCATCGACGAGACGACGGCGCTGCACGCGAAGGCGTCGAACGCCTACGCGTCGTACTTGCTGTTCATTGGGCCCGAGCACCCGGAGGATGCGCTCTCGGGACAGATGTACGGCGGTGCCGGCGACGACACGATGGAGTTCGCGACCGAGGTCCACGACGTCTATCGGTCGCTGCGTTCGAGCATCGAGACCTCGGACGCCGACGAGAGCTCCGACGACGACAACGTCATCTTCTCCGCGTGAGGTGACCTCGTGCGCATCGACGGCTTCGACGACACGGCCGATGAGTTCGCCGAGTTCGCTGAGGGGCTCCGTGACGTCGCCGACAACCTCGACGGGGCGATCGACTCGGGTGTCGAGACGACAGCCTTCCAGATCGAGGGGACGGCCAAGCGGATAGTCTCCGTCGACTCGGGCGCGCTTCGAGCAGGTATCGAGGCCCGTCGGCTGAGCATCGGTGTGTGGGTCGTCGGCGCAAAGAGCGACTACGCCGACGACGTCGAGTTCGGAACCGCCCCTCACGTCATCGAGGCCGACCAGGCCGACGCCCTCGCGTTCATGGGGCAGGATGGCGAGCTCGTGTTTCGACAGCGCGTCGAGCACCCCGGCACGCCCGCACAACCGTTTCTCCGACCGGCGCTCGCCGAGCATCAGTCCGACCTCGTCGAGAACATCAACGACGAGATTCAGAAGCTGTTCGACACATACCTATGACTCCACAAGACGTCCTCGAGGCGATCGTCCGCGCGCTCAAGCAGTCGGACGTGTTCAGCGCCGGCGGCTACCAGACCGAGGAACTCGACCTTGAGGCGACGAACAACCGGCTGCCACAGCCGTTCGTCTCGTTCCAGCCCGTCTCGAAGGTGCGTGCCGACCAGTGGAACACCGACTTCGTCGGCTACACCACGGACGACGACGGCAACCGGACGGGGAAGATCTACGAAGCGACGTTCGATCCGATGGACGTCCAGGCCGACATCTGGGTCGCCGAAGGCAACGCCTCACTCGACGCAACAGAACTCGGGGGTAACTTCGAGGAGGCGCTGTACTACCACGACTCGCAGGGCCCGGACCAGCCATTCCCGGACGGCGACGGTGGCATCGTCAACGACATCGAGGAGTTTCTCATCGGCGACGGGCGTCGACAGGATGACCTCGCTGGCCCGGGCGTGCGGCGCTGGCGGCACGACCTGACGGTGGCGTTCACGATGCGCGTCACGACTGACGCCGAGTACGTCGAGGTCGTCGAAACGCCGACGAGTGGCACTGCTTCGGGCGGCGACGACGTCGCCATCGAACTGACGGTTTCCAACTGACACATGCTAGACCCACACTTCGGACTCAGCGATGTCTCGGTGACACTCGGCGACACAGACATCCCAGTTTCAGCTGTCGAGTTCGATCCCACCGAGGTTGAGCTCGTCCGCTGGGGCTGGGACGAAGAGATCGTCGAGACGATCAACGAGGTATTCGCTACTGGCGACGACGTCCAGCAACTCACCATCTCGGCACCCGACCGCGAGTTCAGATTCCCGGTCAGGGTCCCCGAGACTCGTCGGCGCGTCAACAGTGACGGCCCCGCACTCGGGTTTCTGTTTGAGGTGCCGTACGAAGCGCACTCAGAGTATCACATCAACCCAGAATAACACTACATGACAACCTACGGTAATCCATCACGAATCTCCGTCGACGTCGAAGGCGGCGGTATCGGGGCGCTGAACCTCGATACCACGCAGAAGGCCGTCCTCTTCGGCGCTGGCGATCCGAGCAGTGGCAGCGCGCAGACGAACGACCCGACGCAGGTGTCGGGCCCGGGCGAACTCGAATCGACATTCGGCGCTGACACCGACCTCGCCGAGCTGTTCCGCGGCGCGGCGGCGAACGGCGTCGCCTACTCGATGCTCTACGGCGTCATGCCCGCCAAGCAGTCCGTCACCGCCGAGGCGATCGCCGGCGGCTCGGGCACGCTCGGCAACGCACCCATCATCGAAGATGCCGCCGAGATCACGGTCCAGAACACGACCGCCGGGCAGGAAGCGACGCCCGTGTGGCGGTACGAGTCGCCCCCAGAGACGGGCGACCTCGCTGACGACGAAGTGGCGGTCAACCCGTTCAGCGGTGAGGTCGAAGCCGGCGACACCGACGAGTACGAGGTCGACTACAAGTACTACCAGTGGCAGGACGCCTTCGACGCGGCGAGCGGCGTCATCCAGGAGCAGGAGGAAGGCCTCTGGTACGTGCGCTCCGAGGCCGAGAGCATCATCTCGGACGCCATCGCGACGGCGGTCCCGCTGCGAGAGAACCAGTGGAAGATGGTTCGCGTGGCCGGCGACGCCCAGCCGAACGCGACGGCCACCGACGGCTCGGCGTCGATCGACGTCGACGCCTATGCGGACAACCTCGACAACGACGCGCTGTTCGTCACCGGGCCCGTCCGGCAGGCGGACAGTACACACCCCGTGTCTGGTGAAATTGCCGGCGTCTTCGGTGGCGTCGACACCGACGAGTCCGTCATCGGCCAGACGCTCACCGGCGTCGGTGAGCTCACCCAGACGCTGAACGTCCCCGACCAGGAGGCACTCGAAGACGAGGGCGTCATCCCGCTGTCGAACGCCGGCGCGGTGTCGATCGAGGGGAACCTCTCGACGTCGACGGCGACCGGGTGGACGCGGAGCTACTTCGCCCGTCGACTGGCCGACCGACTCATCCTCGCTGCTCGGGCGATCGGCCGGGGCACGCGGGGCGAGATCGGCAACGACAGCACGACCCGGCTCATCGAGAGTCGGCTCGGCGACGAGATCGTCGACCTCGTCGACGACGGCGTGCTCGAACCGAACTCGCGAGCGGAGACGAACTGGTTCGTGAACGCGGTCGAGGACGACGCCAACCCACGCAAGCTCAACGTGAGCTTCGGGTTCACGCCGGAGGGCATCGTCGACACGATCGAGTTCTCCGCGACCATCAACACCTGAGGTAACAACACATGGATAAAAACGAAACCGGGAAGGATGGAGAGCTCACGGTCGAGACGCCAAATGGCACACGCAACGTGCCGTTCACGAACGCCGACTACGAAGTCAGCTACGACATCGCCGAGTCGGAGTTCAACGACTCGATGGAGAAGCCGTCGGCCTACACGGGCAAGCGCGCCTCGGGGACGATCGAAGCCGAGGGCTCGAAGGCGGAACTCAAGCGGCTCCTCATGGACGACCAGGGGATGCCCGTCGACGATATCCGCATCGAGATCTACGGCAGCGAGGGCGGGGACCGCTTCACCGAGGTGAAGCTCGAGTCGTTCGGCCGGGAGTTCCCCGGTGGCGACAAGACAACCACCGAGATCCCGTTCCAGGCCGACAAGCATCGCCCGATCAACCTCTAGCATAACCCACGATGAGTAACAACGCACTCGACGTCTACGACGAGATCACGGGCGGTGACCGGGCCAACGGCTCGTTCACGTTCGTGTACAACGAGAAGCCCATCGAGTGGGACGTGAGGCCACTCCCGAAGCCACAGAAGAACGACCTCCTCTCGCAGCTGCCCGACGGCTACTTCGACCCTGTCCTCGACCTCGAAGAGCTCGACCTCGACGAGGACGAGCTCGACGAGATGGACGAGGATGAGGTGATGTCGCTGCTCAAAGAGCACGACGTCGACCTCGCCGAGGCCACGCGGAGCATGCTCCTCGACGAGGACGGGACCAAGACAGCGATCAACGCGATCGTCGACAGCTTCAAGCACCCCTCGCTGTCGGACCAGAAGACCAAGAACATCATCCAGTCGTCGAACTTCCCCGACCGGGCGTTCGAGGAGGCGCTCCGCACCGTGCTGGAGGTGTCGCAGGCGGACGACGACGTCGTCGAGTTTCGCTCGGAGAGATAAAGCCCAGAATCTGTTGGAGAACATCGAGCAGTTCGGGCTCCCGGATGTCGACAACGTTCGCGACCTGACTGAGACGCAGGCTGTGTTCGTCGCTGAAGCCCGACGCATCCGTCGTGAGAAACAGAAACCCGACACGAATCGAGGTAGGTATTAATGGAACTTGACACGCTGAAGGCAAAGCTCGTCGCGACTAACGAGATCTCGAAGTCGCTCGAGACGACTGCCGCATCCGCGGATCGGGTCGCCGACTCGATGCGCGAAGGGGCCGTGGCGGGTGCGGAGCTCGCGACGGCCGCGGCACGCACCGACGAGGAGGCCACGGACCTCGCCCGCTCGCTCGGGAAGGCGAACTCCGAGCTCGCAGAGGGAGCCGCACAGGGAGCCGTCTACGCCGAGGGCATGGGCGAAGTAGCCCAGCAACAGGCCGAGGCGTCTGCGGCGGCCGC